TCCTAGAACTTCACGAAAAGGCAACCACGCCTGATTCGGTCAAGTTCGATGACGACTCTTATGACGCAGTAATCAAGAGCATCGCAAATGTCCTAGTCAAAGAGACTGGCACAGATGAAGATGAAGACGCAGTTATCGAAGCGTTAAAACACGCCTTTGACTCACAATTCGCCAATAAAGACGCAGACGGCGATGACGACAATGACGGGGATGACGCCAATGACGGCTCTGCGGGGTGTACCTGCGATGGTTGTAAAGCTTGCAAAGACGCTGGAGGATGCGACTCAGATGTCTGCAAAGGACACAAGGGCGACAAGTCTGCTCTCATCGGCAAGTGCCTAGAGTGCGGATGCCATCAACCAACAAACGCACACGGCAAGACACAAATCGTTGTACCTAACACCGGACAACCTTCAAACGTCACAACAGCCGCAACCCTAGACACATCAGGCTCTATTAAGTCTGCTGAAGGCGAAGAAGCTTCTGCCGAACCTGCCCACGAAACTGTTGTCGAAGAGATCAAGGCTGAGGCTGATAAAGTCGAGGCTGAAGTCGAACATGTGATCGAAGAGATCAAAACTGAGATTCTTGACGAGAAGGCTGTAGCCGCAATCGTTGAGAAGGCTGTAAAGAGTGCAACTGAAATAGTCAAGACAGAGATCATTTCTCACGAAACCGCGCTAAAGGCGGCTAACGAGAAGGTGGTGGCTCTTGAGTCAGAACTCGCAACGGCAAAGTCTGCTGTCCTTAGTGGTGGTCCTGCTAAAACAGGTCGCAAGCCAAATCAGGACACAAACGAACTGCTCGCAACCGCTTTGGACTATCGTCTAAAGGCTGCTGCGACAACTGACCCAACACTTGTCAAGGGTTACAAGGCTCTAGAGGCTGAATACCTCGAAAAAGCAAACAAACTCAACAAGTAACCAACCCACCAACCCGAAAGGTCGAAGCCAAATGGCACTAGAAGCACCTCGCGCCGACCAACTCTTTGCAGACGCTGGTTCTGCTAAGAAGGCGGCAAAGCGTATGGACGAATTCAAGGCAACCTTGAATAAGTCTTTCGAAGCACCTTCAGTTCCCGGTGCATCAGCACCTGTTGACGCAACAGCACAACTAGAGGCAATGGCGGCTAACAAGTCACTATCTCCTGACGTTCTTGCTGGTCTCAACAATGCGATCTCCGCTCAACGTCTTGCTATGCAGGATGCTCAGAAGGACATCACACTCACAAGCCCACTCTCAACATCATTCGCACAGTTCGACTTGGAAGCACCTGCAAAGTTGCTCACACCACGTCCAACTCCACTTCGTAACAAGATCCCTCGCAAGAAGGGTGTTGGTACATCGCACCGTATCAAGCGCATCAACGGCTACACAGGTACAGGTACCGGTGGCGTTGGTCAGACTTGGCCTGGAGTTACCGAAACAACAACAACCGCTTTCGGTTCAATCAACTTCGAGCGCGGAGCAAAGATTTCGTATGCATCAGATGATCTGATCTTGCCATACAACTCTTACTCACTATCAGATAGCGTTTCTTTCGATGCTAACTTCTCAGGTCTTGGATATCAGGATCTCCGTCAGTTGTCATCAACATCAACACTTTACGCAACAATGTTGATGGAAGAGCGCATGATGCTCATGGCTCGCGGTACTGCTTCTGGTTATGTCGGCGCACTTTCTGCTCCTTCAACACCAACTGTCGCTGCTGTTTCACCTTCAGGTTCTGTAACAGCACTCGCAAACGCAACGTACTACGTCTATGTCACATCTGATGCTGGTGTATCAACAAGCGGCTTCGGTGAGTCTGTTGTAACAACAGTCCAATCACAAGCTACTTCTTCACAAGCACTCACAATCACAATCCCTGCATCTGTATCAGGCGCACTTGGATACAACATCTACGTTGGAACTTCAACTGGCGTTGCTAACGCAACATATCAGGGTCGTACAACAGGTCTCGTATTCACACTAGGCGGCACAGGTACACCTGCTATCGGAAACCAAGCACCATACACAACTACTGGTGCAACAGCTTCTCGCGCTTCATCAGATACCTCTGCTTACGCAACAGGTTACGATGGAATCCTTCCAACCTTGTTCTCAAAGGGTGGATACACAAACAACATCGGTGGCACATTCAGCAACTCAAATCCGGGTACTGAATACCAGACTGTGTTTGCTAGCCTCTACGCATCTGTAAAGGCTGATCCAGACGAGATTCTTATCTCAGGTCAAGATCGCAAGCAACTCTCTGACGCTATCAAGTCAAACGCAAACAGCAACTATCGTCTAGAAGTAATGCAAGACGAGACAACCGGAGTTACATTCGGTTCTGTTGTTGGTGGAATCGTCAACGAGACAACAGGCAAGAGTGTTCCTCTTACTGTTCACCCTTGGCTCCCACAAGGCGTTTCACCTGTTATGTCTTACACCTTGCCTATCCCAGACACTGAGGTCTCTGACATCTGGGCTAACTACATGGTGCAGGACTACATGGGCATTCAATGGCCGGTCACACAGTTCGCGTATGAGTTTTCAACTTACTTCCGCGGAACATTCTTCTGTGCGGCTCCACTCTGGAACGGACTCGTTTCAGGAATCACAGCAGCATAACCAACTGAATAACGGGGTGGGGAGTCGAAAGGCTCCCTGCCTCTTTTCATAGAAAGGGCAACTATGGCAAGGCTAGTCGGTCCATCAGGACATCTCAAAGCGGTGGACATTAAAACTCAAAGCGGTACAAGAACACTACGGGCAGACAAAGCAGGTTTCTACCAAGCTTCTAAACCCAGCGACATCAAAGCGCTTAAAGCCGAAGGATTCAGCGAAGAAAACTTAGCAAGACACACAATAGGTGACGGCGATCGCGGGTATAATTGCGAAAACTGTGGCTTTGGATCGTGGTTCAAGTTGTGTTCTCGTTGCGGTCACGAAATGGCTACACCTAAAACAGACGGAGACTAAGAATGACAGCGACAGTCGGTATCTCACCAATAACCCCGTTTCAATCAGGTAACTATCTGACTGTTGCGGAGTATAAGAACGCACCGACTGCTATCGACTACGACAACCTAGTCGTGGGTGGAACCTCAGCCCAACAAGACGCTGAACTGCTTACCAACATCGCTCGCGCATCTTCGTGGATCGATATTTACTGCAACCAGCCTCTCTTGGCGCAGAACTTCGTAGAACAGCAACGTACTCGCATTACACCCGAAGGCTATCTAGTCATCTCGCCGGAATACAACAATCTCGTAGCGGTTACAAGCTTGTCCTACGGCGTAACCCCTACCACTTTGACTTCGGTGACAACACAAGGACTCACCTCGATTTGGTTCGAGAAGGCACAGTTCATCTACCCTATGAGCCAAGTCGCACTCACCTATTCTTCGGTCGGTCCACTATCTTTCGGATTCCCACCATCAACTCGTTCACGCATTTACGCCAACTACACCTATGTAGCCGGATTCTGTAACGGCTTGATTTCTACAGCGACACAAGGACAAAGCACGCTGACGATGATCGACCCTACGGGATTGACCGCCGGTTCTTACCTAACCATTTGGGATGGCGCTAACACGGAGACAGTTACAGTCGCATCGACTTATGTATTCGGGTCAAGCACAGTGCCTCTGACCACAGCCCTAAAGTTCACACACGCGTCAGGCGTAGCAATCGGCACTATGCCGGGAGCGATCAAAGAAGCCGCAATCCTGATGGTCAATGAGTTCTTGAAGGTTCGTGGCGATAACTCGCTCACAATGTCGATCACGACTCGCGCAACTGGTGGACCCGACACAAAGAAGCTTATCGGTAGCGACATGGCACTAGCCAAAGAACTCCTCAGCCCATTTAGGCGTATGCGCTAATGTCGAACGTAGGTCGCGTACAGGTACGCTCACAACTGTATTCATACCTCACGGGTGCGAACATCTCTGGGCTGAACCAAATCTTTACGGCGTTCCCAAAACGTATCAACTTTCAGGTGGGCGCAACAGCAGGACAACTCACAAGAGCCGCCGCAGTTATCCATATCGCCGGCGAGCGCGATAGTCGTATCGCAATCGGGGGAGCGCACTCCGGCTGGAAGCGCGTGGATTTCACAGTTAGCCTGCAAATCTTCACACATTCTGTACAAAATGACGCCGAAAACGCTATGGCTGATTTTGATACACTTATCGACAACATCAAGAATACGTTGCGAGCCGATCACAACTTTGGCGATACAACCGGAACCTTGGTGTGGCAGGGTGCGGAACCTTCGCTAGATACCTTCTACGGAGAACCTTCCCAGTCGCAAAACGGCGCAACGGAGATTTGGGCAGAGATTCGTTTCACCGTAACACAGATGATCCAAGCATAGGAGAAAAACATGGCAACATACCAATTCACCGGAGACTACGAAACTGTGTTTCCTTCGCTTGGTGTCACAGTTAAACCCGGAGATACTTTTGAGGCTGAAGATGGAATCGTAGCCGCAAACCTAACTCTCGCTTCTGCAACAAAGAAAACAGCAACACCAACACCGACTACACCATCAGCCGATGCTGATACAACGCAAGGAGCGTGAGTAAATGGCACTACAAAATACAGCCCGGAGTTACGTGGGAATCGCTAAAGAAACCACAAAGGGAACAGCAGTAACCCCAACAGCGTTCATCCCTGTGATCGCGAACACAGTAAAGCCGGAAGATAAGTACGGAATCCTTCTCGACAAAGGACTTCGTGGATCTGCTGCTGAGACCTACAACTACATTCAAGGTCGCGGCAACTCTACATTCGACTTTTCAGGCGATGCTTTTGCCGACACAATCGGTTGGGCGATCGCTGGCGTAATGGGTACAGACACCATTACCGGTACTGCTCCTTACTCACACGCTCTCACACTCAAGTATTCTGCTTCAACAGCCGCAGATATCCAGCCTGTTTCATACACCATCACAGACTTCTATTCTGCGAACGTTCGCGCTTATGCTGGTATCCAGTTCTCAGATTTCAGCCTAAAGTTCAATGCTGACGGAATGCTTCAATACGATGCTAAGGCAACTGGTTGGCTCTCAGCAACCGCCTCAACACCAACACCAAGCTTCTCTACTGTGCTTCCAACACCAGTTTGGACAGGTACAGTTTCAGTCGCTGGCACACAGGTTACAAACGCAATGACGGGTCAAATCGACATGAAGCGTCCAGTAACTCCGGTCTGGGGAATCAGCAACACCCAGAACCCATACCAAGTGTTCCTCGGAGCGTTGGATGTAACGGGCAAGGTCACTTTCACAATGGAAGCAGACACCCAACTCACCAACTTCCTCACAAACACTCAACCTGCTCTTGTCTTTAACTGGACGCAGGGAACAGGATCAACACAGACCATTATTCAGGCTCAACTCACAAAGGGTGCTTATACAGCCGCAGTAATCGGTCGCTCAAAGGATTTCGTCGAGATCGAAGTGACCTTCAATGGTCAAGCGAACACAACGGATGCCGCCAGTTCTTCAGGTTACTCTCCTATCAAGTGGACAATCGCGAACGCAGTTTCTACCGCATACTGCTAACCCCCTAGAACGCAGAAGGCGCCATAGAGTCGATGCCCACAGGCTCTATGTGCGCCTTTTGCCCTTTCTCGGTAAGATAACCTCACCAACGAAAGAGGGGCATCATGTCTAAAAAGAAAATTACTGTTCCATCCGGAGCGACAGTCACATTCCGCGATCCAGCAGAACTCAAAATTAAAGACCGCAAGAAGATCATCAAGGCGAGCGAAACCGCCGAAGGTCAGTTGTCTCAGGCTACGGCTCTCAGCGATGCTATCGCTACCCTCATGATTGAGGAATGGTCTTTTGACCTCATCATTCCGTCAGTTGTACCTGCTTCGCTCGATGAACTGTCTCCTAAAGACTACGATGCGATCGTCAATGCGACTGCCGATGCGACCAGTTATCTATTCCCGAAGCTTGCAGACACCGAGGAGAACGCAAAAGAGGCTGATAGCCCTTTGCCCAACTCAAACGATTAGAATGGGTCTTAGAAGGCAATAAGCGGCACGAAGCTTTTACCTATCCTGACGAGGAGTGGTATTACTTTAAGTTTGCTGATCGGTTCGGTTGGACTCCTGAAGAAGTAGACAACCTAACGGCTGGCAGAGCCGACTGGTTACTCTCTATTGCCGACACAGTAGAGCGTGTCAAGATCAAGCAGATTGAGAAAACACATGGCAAATGAAGTAACGAGCAACCTTCCGGCGGTTCAGGTAGCCATCGAAGAACTCACGGCGCGACTCGATTACGGACTGTACCAAGCCACCAATGCTATATCGCTTGCGTTAAAAAATCAGGCTGTTCAAAACGTCTCTCAAAACAGGCACAAGATCGGCGAACCGCGTATAGATAGCCCATTCCCAAACACAGTCACCGGCAACCTGCGCAACAACATCATGGCGGCTCCGGCTTCACGGGTGGGCTTCGGGATGTACGTGGCTAGTGTGAACTCCGGCGCTACTTACTCTATGGCGCTCGAAAATGGCTCCTCTCTATGGAAAAGTGGCGTATCCTATCCATACATGACTCCTGCAAGGGATGAGATAATTCTTTCAGGCAAAGCAGAGCAGTATGTGATAAGTGCGATAAACGTAGCGATTAGGGGATAACATGGCAGGTGAGATTCCCGGTCTAAATATCCAAGTCACTATTGACTCTAGTGGCGTTACCGCCGGCGTCTCAAATGTCACGAACGGCTTAAAGTCGATCGAAGACCAAACCAAAACTACTGGTAGCGCTCTCACCAATTTCAAGAACATCGCTGTCGGCGTATTCGGTGGAAACCTGCTCACGCAAGGTTTGATGGAGACTCAAAAGGGTCTTATCGACATGGTGAAGGCAGTAACCGATGCCCAAACTGGTATTGCGAAGCTTGCAACTGCGCTCAATAACGCCAAGCAGAACACCGATGCTAACCGCGAGGCAATCGACAAGACCTCTCAATCGATGTCTAACCTCGGCTTTGAGACGGCAGATACCGAGCAAGCCTACGGAAACCTCGTTACCTCTACCGGCTCAGTAAAAGAAGCAACCAGCCTGATGGGTATGGCGGCTGACCTTGCCCGATACAAGCACGAATCCCTAGCGACTGCCGCTACGACCCTCGCACGAGGCACACAAGGCTCTGTAAAGGCATTTAAAGAACTCGGTATCACATTGGATACCACGTTGCCTAAGAACGAGGCTATTGCCAAAGCGTTCGATGAGTTGAACCAAAAGATCGGTGGACAAGCTTCTGCCTATGCGGATACCTTCGCCGGCAAACTCGACATTATGAAGGCAAAACTCAACGATGCTACGGTTGCCATAGGTAGCGCGCTATTGCCTGTTTTGTCCAACCTTATGACTATCGTGATGGATGTCGGTGCAGAGATCGGCAAATTATACGACTCCTACATCAAGCCGCTCACAGACTTCGTAAGAGAAAACGCGGCTGCTTTTGAGATTCTTATTGGCGTTCTCGGCGGTGCTTACCTAGCGTTCAAAACATACGAAATTGGTATGAACTTGTTTAAAGCAGCTCAAATTGTTTACATAGCGATGACAACTGGCATGACTGCGGCGCAAACGGCTCTTACATTTGCAACCGAGGGTGGGGAAGCGGCAACGGCTTCTATGACTGCTGTTCAAGCAGGACTCAACGCGGTGATGGAAGCGAACCCAATCGGTCTCGTAGTGACGGCTGTAGCGGCTCTTGCAGCTGGATTTGTATTAGCATGGAACAACATCAAGCCATTCCGCGATGCGGTAGTGGATGTTGCTTCGGTAGCGGTGCAAGGATTCGGCGATTTTATCCAAATCCTCGGAGATGTAATTACAGCCATCTTGAAGGTTGTAACGGGTCCGATGAAATTATTCTTAGAAGCGCTCTCGCATTTACCTATTGTCGGTAAAGGAGCGAAAGACGCGCTCAACGACATCAACGGAGCAACGCAAGATACCGGCAAGTTCTTCGACTCTACGGCTACCAGCATCGTCAATATGGGCAAAAGCTTAGATGATCTGAAGAACAAAAAGATTTCCCTAGACGATCTATTGGGTGGCGGCACAAAGAGTTCAACTCTCGCTAACGCAGGAGATACAAGTGCTGGTGGTAGCACAGGAGTCACGGGTAATGTTCCCGGTGGCAATACAACCAAAGCGGCGGCGGCTGCGGCAAAGAAGGATTTGTCTCAACTAACAGCCGACAGCAACAAAGTCAATACGATTTATGCCGATATGAACACGGCTATGAAGTCGTACACAACTGACTATCTGAAGCTTGTAGATGCCAAGAACAAGGCAGACCAAACTGCTCAGGATAATTACGCCAAGACAAAACTCGCGGCGCAAGACACTCTCAACAAGGCTTTGCTCGCGGCTCAACAAACCTATGACGATGCCTACGCAAAGGCGCAACAAGCCAATGCAGACGCGGTAGCAAAACTCAATACTGATGCCGCAGATAAGCAACTCGCTCTTGTCCAAAAGTCAGAAGCGCAACTCACAGATGCTTTTTCTAAAGCAACAACTGTCGATCTTGCCAAATCTTTCTTTGGAACGGGAACGGCTACCGGACTTGTAAGTTCGCTCCAAGATCAACTCAAACAGATGAACCAACTCGCATCAGATGCGGCTCAACTCGGTGGCATGGGTTACTCTCAAGCGTTCATTCAGCAAGTCGTGGCTCAGGGTCCACTTTTGGGCGATCAAATGGCACAAGCGCTCATCAACGCTCAGCCGGGAACTACCCAGCAAATCCAAAACCTTTTCGGCGCGGTAACTGACGAATCCACAAACGGACTCAATAACCTAGCCGACTCGCTCAATGCTAACGGCGTACTGGTCAATCAAGATTTACAAAGCCAATACAACCAAGTCGCTACCGATCTGCAAACCAGTCTCGCCTCACAGCAAACATCTTTCAACAATACGGTAGCCGACCTACAATCTAAACTTAATCAGTCGCAATCTGATGCTCAAACAGCATTTAACAACACGATGACTGATGCCCAAAACACTCTCAATAACGCCATCCTTGCCGCGCAAACTTCGTTCGATCAGGCTTCGCAATCGCTCCTCGATTCAACTACACAAAAGATGGAAGCACTTCAGGCTGAACTCGTAGCGGTGGCGGCGTTGATGGCTCAACTTGGAGTCGCTGGACAAGCTTCTGCCGCTCTCGCTTTAACTAACTCGCCATACGACACATTCGCTCCGGGAGCGACAACAGGCACAGTTAGTTCGACAGACACCGCCGCAGACATGGCGGCTTCAATTAACTATGGTTCAGCAACAACCAATCTCACTCCTGGTTTGCAATATGTCGGCAGTCAACTTCAATATGTTTCACCATCAGGGCAAATTGAGGCACCATCTGCTTCTAATTCTAAAATAACAGTCAATCAGACTAACAACATCAATGGTTCGACTGCGCCATCTGACATTACGACAGCAACGACCAACGCTATTCTTTTCGGAACTACACAAGGTCTCGTTGTCGGTGGCGGCGATAGAGGAGCAATAGCAGAATGACTATCACATCTCTGAACTACTACGGAATGGCTTACAACGGCTTTGCCTTTGGTGGAGCAGGATCGCCTTATCAGATTACAGCGATTGACGGACTTGCAAGCTTGCCCGACGTCCGAAACCAAGACGATAATCAAGGCTTCAACGATGGAATGTTTTCTGGTCGAGATTTCCTCGGTGGTCGTACAGTCACAGTCACTATTCTCACGCTTTCCGGCAACGGTAACTCAGCCCAATACAACTACAACCTGCTCAAAGCGGCTCTCTTGCCAACGCAGGGGTATACGCCGTTCTCGCCTACCAACCAACTGCAATTCCAGTTATCGGCGGCTTCAGGGTTGCAATTCCTCAACGCTCGCGTGCGCGTGAACAAAACCATTATTGACCCTAACTTCACTTACGGCTACATCACGAGCCAATGGCAATTTTTCTGCCCTGACCCTAAGTTTTACGACAACACGCAATTAGCCACATCTATGCTTTATTCGAATCTAGGCAGAACGTATAACCGCGTATATCCATTGACTTATGGTGGCGGTTCGCTTGCTCCTTCTGCGGCTGTGAATAATCTCGGTTGGGCAACGACCTACCCAATCATCACAATCACGGGTCCGATATCTAACCCTGTTGTCGGCTCGACCACGCAACAAGCTTCTATTACTATTCAGGGAACCTACGCATCAACGGACACTATTGTTGTAGATTTGGCTCAGAGGTTAATCACGGTCAATGGCAACAATGCCCGTAACCTTGTCGCTGGTGGCTCTACGTGGTTCTCTGCTCAGCCGGGAAGTAACTCGTTTTATCTCACGGGTACGGGCTATGCGTTGGGAACGACTGTCGCAACTGTGGCTTGGTACAATGCTTATGTCTAAAAAGGAGATAGTCAAATGGCTTTAAGAACACCACCTAGTTGGTTACAAAACGGCTCTCACTCAGCCGAAAATGACCGACTCACAAACCAAGCCATTTGGAAGTCCACAGGTATCGTCAATCCTTCTGATCTACAGATCACGCAAAACGGCACACCAAACATGACTGTGAACATCGGTTCAGGTTGGGCGGCAATCGTTGGTAATTACCAGTCCAATATGGGCGTGTACATGGCTTACAACGATGCGACAGTAAACGCGACTATCACCACCGCAAACGCATCTAACCCTCGTATTGACCTCGTATGCCTCACAGTTTCAGACGCTTATTACACAGGTTCGACAAACACAGTAGCGGTCAATATCGTTGCTGGTACTCCTGCTTCTAGCCCTACTGTTCCATCAACACCAACCAACTCGATCGCGTTAGGTCAGGTTTATGTTGGTGCTGGCGTTACCTCAATTCTGACGGCTAACATTACAAACTACAATGTACTAGCTTCTAGCATTGTCCCTGCCAACGTCGCAGGTAAGAACAAGATTATCAATGGTGATTTTAATATTTGGCAAAGAGGCATTTCATTCAGCAACCCAACCGGTGGAACTTATGTTGCAGACCGTTGGTATGTTGCTTATCAGAACGCAGCGCCAACTACTTCAAGCGTTTCTCAACAACCATTTACCGCTGGTTCTGCCCCAGTAGCAGGATATGAAAGCGCTTATTATTTGCGTTGTGCTTTTACTACCATTGGCTCAAATACA